ATGGACCATTTACAAAACGTATCGTACAAAACGATGAACTCGAACTTGTTGGTGATCATGACATGTATAAAGCGGTGTGTCGAAAACACCTTTAGTTTAGAATCTATTAATATCTAGAATAAGAACAACACGCTTTTGTTCATCAGTTTTATCAACACCATGGTATCGCGAGTGGTCAAAAAGAACATCTTCACCGGGTTTATGTTGATGAATATCAAACTCTGTAGTAAGATTACTTGTTCCTTCGAGCGTTAAGTGGTACCGTAACTGTAAATTACTCTCGGCGCGGTGCGCTGGTATAGACATTGTTCCTTCCATGACCGCAATCGTGGCATGATTAACACATGGTACAGTTTTTAAAAATGCGTATAGTTTTGGGAAATCGTGTATTTTATAGTAATAATATTTTTGATTATATTCAAACCATGGATCGAGGTCATGGAAATAATACTTTTGTTTATTTTTATATAAAGTATCGTATTCATTTTTTATATCGAAAAAGTGTTTCTGTACCCGCCAAAGTCCTATAAAATCATCTACTGAGTAATGCGGTTTATAAAAAAATAAATCTACGATTGAATTTCGTATACCAACGAGTGGACGTAAAGGTGTTTGGAAATACAATCTATCTATAGGCGATTTAAGGTAATCGTTCAATATCAATAGTATTGGTATCATGAAAATCCACATTTTTTTGTGTATATATAATAAATGCCAGGATATCCTAAATACGAAAAATACGCACCAACCCAAACACCAGAAGTTAACACATTAGAAAAAAGGTTTCTCGGTTTGACAAATGTTCAAGTCGGGTTATTTAGCTTACCAGTTTTTATTGCTCTTTCTTCGGTTGTATTAATCGTTCTTAACAAGAAGGCGAGATATAACCCAGCTGTTCTCGTTTCTTTGATTATAAGTTTAATACATTTATATCACCACTACACACTCGCTAAATTACAAAATAAACAATAATTATATAGTATAAATGTTTATGGTCGAAGAACCGTATGGTATATCACAATTTCAAGCTTGGTTAATATCCCTTACACTTGGAATTGTGTTATATAGACGCAAAAAACGTGGTGAAAAATATATTCAGTAATTATATATGCGCGTTCGTTTAAGAAAAAGTCCACGTATTGATAAAAAGTTTAGAGTTACTTTTGAAAATGGAAAAATAGTTGATTTTGGAGCAAGAGGATACTCAGACTATACAATACACAAAAATCCATTACGTATGCGTTCATACGTAACACGACACGGTGGGTTTGTTCCCCATATGGTACAAAAACAAACCGATCCTAAACTGGTTCATAAAAATATGCTCGATGTGTCTCGAAGTGATAAAGAAAACTGGACAAAAACAGGTTTTTTTACCGCAGGATTTTGGTCGAGATGGCTTTTATGGAGTCACCCAGAACTCGAAGGTGCGAAAAAGATTATATCTAAGAAGTTTGATTTATCTTTTCTCTAAGACCACGACGTTTAAGGTTTGCTTTTAAAGCGGTCATTAAATTTGCACGTGGATCTTTTCTAGTTGGAACTGGTGGTGGAGGTGGAACAGGTGGTGCACGTGCGACTGGTGGTGCACGTGCGACGGGTTGAGAAACTCGACGAACACGTGGAGCATTTGGTTCCACGGTTCGTAAAAGTGATTTACACGTTCGTATAAGTTTTTTTGAGTTTCGAACTTGAATTTCCAAAGCTGGTTGTCGCCGTCTTTGAATTTTCATCTTAAGTTCTTTTTCACTCAGAGGAATGCGTTTCCCTTTTATTTTTTTGGTTACACGAAGACCAATGCGTTTTGCTTCATTTTTTAACAAATCTATCTTCATTTATATTACACAATATTTTTCTTTGTTAAATATAAATGACATCTTTTGAATGTCGACCATCGAGTTTAACATCTACAATATGTAGTTGCATGTGTTGTTTTTTTGTAGTATATAAACCAGCCCGAGTTGCTATGCAATACACGAAAACTCCACAAGTTATACTCGCTTTATGTCTCGCGTGCTGTTGTATGAGTTCGCAAATGTCAACACTGGGTAATTGTGTATACGAAGCCGTTGCACCAGAAAAGAAAGAAGAGTAATTAAAAGAAATTATCCGTTCTGTACATTTTCGCCTGAAATGAACCCGTTTGTCCTAAAACCGAAACGGATTCATTTCCATAAAGTTCGCGACACCCAATATCATCCATACAATCGCGGTTATCAATTGTTACTGGAAGTGGATACACTTGATCACCTGGTGTTGTCGTGTAATAATGGTACTGATCACGTCTTCCCCTAACTTCTTTTCCGTATAAAGGTAACGTTTCTTCATCTGATCCTACGAGAACGCCCATTTGTTGGACGTACCCCGGTTTATACTCTTTGATTGGTGGATTTCTAAATTCTCTTTCAACTGGTATTTGAACTGGAACTTCGACTGGGACTCCGACTGGGACCTTTTTATTAACTATAATTGGGTTACGCACTTGATATACAATTACGGTAATGAGTACCATTAACGCGATAAGTAATAATTTTTGTTGCGTTTTGTTTTTGATCTTCATTTATGTATACCAACATTATTTAACAAACCGTTTCTTGATTTCATTCAGTGGTGTTAAATCAATTCTATTAAGTCTGTACTGAACAAGTAGCCATAGAAAAAAGAAAATAGATTTTAAGAAATTGTTTGCCTCAGTGTCGTCCATTTTATATATAGGTCCCATTACACGACCAAAGAATGTTTCGTCTTTACTGTTCCCTGTTACGGCCATTTCCATCTGGGTCAAAGCACATGTATCATCATTGACCGACCAATGAAAAAATATGAATGGAACAAGGAGTGAATAAAATTCGAGGTTTTGTTTATTTTTCATAAATGGTACAACCAACATTGTTATGAAAAAAAGTAAATGAATGAAAAATATAATATTCATCTCTATTAGTATGAACGAAGAAAAGAAACTTCCGAAGATATGGCACCCACAACAGGAGAAAATACTAAAGTCCTGGGGTGAAGCCGCGGCCTGTTATAGGTATATGCACTACCAGGCATACTGTTCATACAAAAAATTGAGTATGAAATTCACTATACCACTCATAATTGTAAGTACAGTTACAGGTACTGCTAACTTTGCACAAGAAACATTCCCACCTTCCATACAACCTTTTGTACCCTCGGCTATTGGTGGTTTGAATCTAATCACCGCTATTGCTACAACGATCATGCAATTTCTTAAAATTAATGAACTTATGGAAGGTCATCGTGTTGCGTCTGTACAATACGGTAAAGTTTCGAGAACGATTCGTCTTGAACTTACACTCCCACTTTCGGAGAGGACGTTAAACGGTACAAATATGATTGAAAACATGAGAACCGAATATGACCGTTTGATTGAACAATCACCTAATGTACCCCAAAAAATGATAGATGCATTTGAACGTGAATTCCCAGATGATAATGAATTCTTCAAACCAGAAATTATGCATATACAACCCATTACACCATTTAAAGCTATTCAAGAAAACAAGGTTATAACCAAATTAAAAGATGCCGTGGGAGGTGTCGCAAAACGAGAACTTAAACAAGAACTTGACGAAATACGTGGAGTAAAAAAAGCTGTTAAAGCCGATATAGAACGTGTACAGGAACGTAAGAATGAAATATTGGATTTAAAAGATAAAGGACTCGTAAGTCTAAAAGGTGATCTCATGAAAGAATTACGTAGACGTACAGAACTCATGGAAGTTGTTACAGAATCACCGAAAGACGATTCACAAGATACGCCACCATAATAAATAGCGTAAAGTTAAAGACTGTAATACACATCAAATAAGGAAAAAGTTTCCTTTTTAAAGGATCTATCACTCTCGTTTGAAGTGTATTATTTTCCATAATAATATCTAACGCCTGAGTAGCGAGATCTGCATCTTCAGTATCATTTGACATGAATGCCTTTGTTACAATACATAAACAAAAAAAGGTTGATCGTATTTCGCTCCATGACCGCGAAATAAAAGAAATTACGTCTCTATTAGAAAATGGTAAGAATGTGTTTTTATGTGGTGCGGCTGGTGTCGGAAAAACATTCGCTATTAATAAAATTCTAGATGAGACAAATAGTATAGAAATATATGATGAAGTGTTACGTAAAAAAGATATATTCCTGGGTACGATAAAAAATTCAAATATGTATGCATATATAGACGATTACGAATCCGATACTGCATATAAAAGTATAGTGGAAACCATATGCGAAGGTGGTCGTGTTACAAAAAAACCATTACTCGTGACATCTAAAAATGTACACATGTTACCGAATTTTAAACTTGTATTCCTACCGAAACGTAAACCTGAAACTATTCAATGGTTAAATAAAAATCACCCGCGTTCAAAGATAGCATCTGAAAAGTGTAAAGGAAATATAGGAAACTATTTCAATTACCTTGAATATAGCGACGACAAAGATATTTTTAAATCTTCAAAAGACATTATCGAAGATTTCTTTTGTAAACCAGGTACAGTAGATATAGAAGAAACTATACATGAACATGGACATATTTGGGGAGCCGTACACGAAAATTATCTTGGGGCCAACCCGGAACACCCCGACAAAATCATGAATGCATTAATAAATGCAGATACGTTCGATACAGAACTGTATAAAGGTGAATGGGATTTCATGCCTTATTTTGTTTTATACGCCATGAAAATACCAAAAATATATACGGGTAACACATTAATTGAACCCGATACAATACGTCCGGGGAGTGCGTGGACAAAATACGGGAACCAGAAAATGCGTGAACAGAAGATTCGAAGTATACAGTGTCGTTCCCATACAAAAATGAACCACCATGAATTCATGCTTTTACGTGAGTATGCACAAAAAGGTGACGTCTCGAAGTTTAAAGAGTATAATCTAACACCACAGGATTTTGATGTTATGAACCATCTTGGTTTACAGAACAAACTAAAACAACGGGAGGTTACTAAAATCAAAAAAATGATTAAAGAAGATGGTCTAAATTAACTAAATGAATACAACTACACCAGCTTCAGAAGAAGAAGAATATAAAGTGTCTCGGGTCGTTGGTAACGAAATTTTCTATTACGGGGAAATTACCGATGTAGATATTCTGGAGTTCATCGAAGATTTTAAGAAACTTGAAATTGATCTTCTTAAAAAGAAGGCAGAACTCATAGGGTATGAACCTATTATGTACCTTCACGTATGTAGTGAAGGTGGCGATTTGTTCGCTGGAATAAGTGCCATGAACATTATCGAAAAATCACGTGTTAAAGTCATTACTATAGCACAAGGTGTATGTTGTTCCGCTGCTACGTTTCTCCTTTTGGGTGGTCATGAACGTCGTATAGGTAAAAATGCACACGTTTTGATACACCAAATATCCACGAACGGGTTCTGGGGGAAATATGAAGAACTCAAGGATGAAATGAAATCGTGTGATAAACTCATGGATATGGTTACAAAAACGTATAAGGAAAAAACAACCATACCTCAAAAACAGTTTAAGAAAATTATGAAACGTGATATGTATTTAGATCCACAAGAGTGTATCAAATATAATGTCGTTCATTCGATTGATTAGATCCCGACTCCTTCATTTTCAGACCCCGAAGAGGGGTCTGGGGGTCGTATCACTTTCTCAGATCCCTTTGGGATCTGGTGTCCACATGTCTCTTATATAAACCGATAATGGTCGCTATTATAAGAAATATACATAGAGTATTTGCATTTAAAGGAATAACCGTGTTTTCTGGAGGCCTAAGTCGTTCCATTCTTTTATAATCTACAACTGGTAGAACACTACTCATCTAATATAATGGAAACAATTTTTAAAACGGATAAAAACGGCAATCAAAGGTACACGTCAATTAGAGTTCAAAAACTGAAAGACGGTACCGCCAATATTATTAAAGCAACCGGTGTTGTTGATGGTAAAGAATCTATCTCAACAACACACGTTCCGCTCGGGTACGAGAGTGCCCTGAAAAGAGCAAAAACTATTTGGAAGAATTTACAAGTACCGGACGTTATGCCTATGTTGGCAAACAAATGGGACGATCGTAAAAGGTACATCTCGGAACCGTTCTACGTTCAGCCGAAACTTGATGGAGTTCGATTACTCGTCTCAAATAAAGGTGGAATTTCACGTACGGGAAAACTCGTTCCGGGAACCGAGTATCTCGGTAAAGGTCTCAAAGACGGTGAATACCTCGACGGTGAGTGTTACGATCCAAACAAAACGTTTGAGGAAATTACAAGTTTGTTTAAAACGGACCCGAAACAACTCGAGTTTTACGTTTTTGATTATTTCGATGTGAATCACCCCGAATTGCCGTTCGAGGAACGCAAAAAATACGTCACGGTCGAAACGAAACTTGTTCGTAAGAAAACGTGTTTGAAACAGTTCCATGAGAACTTTGTTTCACAAGGCTACGAAGGTACGATGGTTCGCGAACCTTCGAGTGTATACGAAAACGGGAAACGAAGTAATTACCTGTTAAAGTTTAAGGATTTCATGACGGAAGAGTATGAAGTTATCGACGCAAAGACGGGACACGGTCGCGACGCGAATGCCGTCGTATGGGTCTGTAAAACGGAAAATGGAAGTACATTCTGTGCTCGACCCGAAGGTACGATCGAACAAAGAGAGTATTTTTACTCAAATAAAGAGAAGTATTTTGGAAAAATGTTAACCGTAAAGTTCCAAAACTTGACGGAACTTGGTATTCCAAGGTTTCCCATCGGGATAGTATTTAGAGATTATGAATAAATATATTATATTACACAAATGAAAAGAGTTGCTATTGATATCGACGAAGTTCTCGTCTCGTTCGTTAAACCTATGGCAAAGTTCCGTGGATACAAAATGCCGACCACCCAAAAGTACCCGTACGTCTATAGAGACATGTTTAATATTACCGAACCCCAATCGCGTAACATGGTCCATGATTTTTACGAATCCGAGGCGTTCGCGAAACTCAAACCTATATCAGGTGTGTGTAAACAAATGGGACATTTACGCGACTATGCCGATAAAATGTATATCGTCACGGGTCGCCAAAGTTACGCGCGTGATCAAACCGAAAAATGGCTCGAATACTGGTTTCCCAATACGTTCGATGATCTTATCATGACCAATAGTTATACGGATCACGAAATTGAGAAACATGAAATTTGTCGAAGTCTTGCCCTCGACTCGATCATTGATGATAGTTTCGATGTGTGTACCAAGTGTAATCGT